GGGCTCTGTTGAGGCTGGCTCTGTCGAGGCTGGCTCTGTCGAGGCTGGCTCCGTTGAGGCTGGCTCCGTTGAGGCTGGCTCCGTCGAGGCTGGCTCCGTTGAGGCTGGCCTTTGATTTAACCGCCGCTTCAACCGCTAATTTAAGCGATCCGGATTCGATGCTGAAAAGTATCTCGTTTGAGTACCTGTGCGTGATTTCAATTTTCATTTTAACCCCCTAAGAATGGCCGGGGTTTATCACCTGTCCCCCGGCCATTTTCATCATACTGAACTAGTCCCTATCCGCTGCCTGTTGTTCGTAGCTGAGGCATATCAGCTAAATTTGGGTTAATTGTTTAGGTCGGGCGCTATCACTCATCGGACGTGACGCTCGTATTCGACATGGTGTTTATCAGACGGCCTTTCCCTGATCACATTAAAGCCCCATTCGACTTGCCGTATCCCTCGCTTTGTCCTTCCCTGATCCCGTTTTCGGCTTTTGCTCTGTCACTTGGACGCCCAAGATCGCCTATGGCGCATGGGATCGATTCACTACTCGCCTACTTCCCGCCAGGTTGCGCGTCGTCATTGCTACCCGATTACGCAGCTAATGGTTCATACCTGCCCCGACCTAATTTATAAAAGAACTGTTCCGCTGCCCTTCCCATTAACTTTCGTTCCTACTTCCTTCCGGCTAATCGCTGTCCTTAGAGGATGATCCGCTGTCCCTTTTCGTCCGGCTATTTCGTGAGAAAAAGCACTACCTGCCTGGACTACTTCAAAACACATGCTGATCGTTTGGGCGGAAAGAGCGTTTGTTGATGCGGCTAAAGCATAATTCAGGTGCCTATGAAAAGTCAAGTCTTTTTTTTACTAATCTTTCATATAACCGCAAATCATTCTATTTGTAGGCTTTTGGAGTTAATAAAAATATAATTTGACTTTAAACAAAAAGGGGCGTAAGGTGGCTGCCATGAAACTAAACCTCAAAAAAATCAATTCGGAATTGGCACGGCAAAAATGGAGTCGGACGGAATATGCCCGGCGGCTGGGAGTCAGCAAGCAGCTCCTTAATTATTATTTAAGGAAGAATGTCAAAGGGCTGCTGATCCTTGAGCGACTTGCTAAGCCCTTTAACATGGACCCGAAGGATTTATTGATATGACCGCCCCCGCCGAGGCACTAATGCGAATCCTGACCAAGGTGATCGACCATTCCGGCGTTTCTATCGAGGACATCCTTGAGGCGCTGGCAGCGCTCAGGCGGTATTATTTGGGGGTGAGGGGATGATCCGCCTATACAACCAATGCTGCCTTGAAGCGATGGCCGGGATGAAAGACAAGGCGTTTGAGCTGGCTATTGTCGATCCGCCGTACGGAATAGGGGTTAATTCTATGAACATGGGAAGCCGCCAGACGGTTCGTCCCGACAACAGAAAGTGGGACGATACGACACCGCCGCCAGAATACTTCGAGGAACTGCAGCGAGTGTCAATCAACCAAGTTATTTGGGGGGGGAACTATTTCATCCTCCCGCCATCACGTTGTTTTATTATTTGGGATAAAGGCGAGGCTATGTATCGCAGGGATTTTGCGGAGTGCGAGCAAGCATGGACATCTTTTGATAAAGTGGCGCGAATTTTCAAAATGCACCCAGTTCAACTTGGCCGTATTCACCCAACACAAAAACCCGTTTCCCTCTACAAGTGGATCCTGAAGAACTACGCCAAGCCCGGAGACAAGATTCTGGATACCCACGGCGGAAGCGGCTCAATTGCTATTGCCTGCCACGACATGGGTTTTGACCTGGATCTGTATGAGATCGACAAGGAATATTTTGAGGCAGGGAAAGAACGTCTTGAACGGCACCAACGGCAAGGGATGTTTGAGCTATGACCCCACAAGAAAAGCAAGCCTGGGCAGCCACAATGATTCGCCGCCACAATCAGACCGTCATGGATTTGCAGCGGCAGATTGCCAAGGCTCAGGGAAGGATTGATAATTTGGAGACGGCCATCAGGGTGCTTAGGAGGATCGTGGAGGGGAAATGACCAAAGAACAAAAAGCATTGCTCGAAAGGGAGAAGGCCAACCGCTCATTTTACCCGGTGCTTGATCTGTTGGAAGCCCACCTAGACGGAGGGGCCTATATCTTCCGGGGGGACAATTTATGGATGCTCTGTCACCCAAATGGCGGGGTGCATGTTTTCGGGGAGACTATCCGGGCCATGCTGGTTAATTTGATAATGCTGGAGTGCTGATATGAAACTGATCCTGCCATTCAGCGTTGTGCTGCCAAGGAAAAAGGGTGATCGGGTATGGATTCTCAACCTTAATTCATATCGGAACACACATTTTCAAATCTTGAATCAGTGTAAAATTGCCTGGAAATCCGTCGTCCTGGATGCCGTTGAGCATTGGTACAAATCGGAGGGTATTATCCCGATTGCCCGGATGAGCGCCCCATACCATTTCACCTATACCGCGTTTCCGGGGACAAACCGCGCCTTTGACATTGCAAATGTCTGTTCAGTTATCGACAAGTTCACCTGTGATGCCCTTCAGGAGTTTGGGATGATCGGCAACGACAATTACAAAAGCATCCCAGAGGTCGTTTACCGTTTCGGCGGTGTCGATAAGGAAAACCCGCGGGTGGAATTGGAGATAAATGGCGGATAATTATTCTGAAAAGCTGAAAGATCCAAGATGGCAAAAGAAGCGGCTCCATATATTCGAGCGTGACCGTTGGACTTGCGTATTTTGTGGCGGGTCTGATGAATCACTTAACGTCCATCATCTATGCTATTTTCCCAGAACAGAGCCGTGGGAATATGATGAAATATTTCTCATGACGCTTTGCGAGCCCTGTCACGAATCAAGGGCGGTAGAGGATGGAACGATAAGGAACAGTTATCTTTTACGCGCTCTTCTCCTTGATAGCAAAAAATCACTTGAAGATTTGATGGAAGACAGCTTTAACGCTCCGCTCTCGTTGCGGCTTGACGGTGTTATAGCTGCCCTCGATAACCTTAAAGGCATGGATAGGCATTTAATGAATGGCGGATAGGGTAGCACCCGAAAAGGGCGAACCCCACGCCCTTCCGCTCATTTAATTGGGGAATGATCCAAAGGGGAAGGATCGGCAATGCAAGAGAATATAAAGCTAAAATGGGCATTATGGTACGCTGAAAAGATGAACTTCTCCGTTATCCCGATAAGACCCGGCGATAAAAAAGCGCTCATTCCTTGGGCGCAATACCAAAAAGAGAAGGCTACACCGGATCAGATAGCCGCATGGTGGGAGAAAACGCCCACGGCAAACATCGGGATTGTCACCGGATCCATATCGGATTTGAACGTCATTGATATTGATAGCGACGAAGGACGGAAAAACATCGAGCCTTTCCTTCCCGATTCATTTATTACGCCGATGGTAAATACACCCAGGGGCGGACTTCATTATTATTGTCGGAACACCGAAGGACTAACCAACAATGCAGGGGTAATACCGGGAACCGACCTAAGAGCAAACGGGGGCTACATCGTCGCGCCTGTATCTGCAAACGGAAACGGCAAGGCATACACATGGACAGAGAACGGGATCGGTAACACGCCTTTAATGCATCTCCCAGATGCATATATAAAAAAAATAAGTACAATATATGGGAATGTAAGGAATGAAGAAAATAACACGTTACAATCCTTACATTTGTTACATTTGTTACAAGAAGGGACAAGGGACAACGACTTATTTCACATATTTAATTGCCTTTCCAAAGGCGGATATGAGAGGGAATTATCCTATAAACTAGCTGAAATTATTGCGAAAAGCTGTAATCCCGTCTTTGATATAAAAGAGGCAATAACCAAGGTTGATAGCGCATATTCAAGGACAGAAAAAAAGGATGGAAACCTTAACGCCGAAATCAGGGATTGGGTTTTGTTACAAGAGCGTTACATCTATGTTACAGAGTGTTACGAGGCGTTACATTTGTTACATAGTAAGGATAAGACTAATTGCCGTGTTATTTTACATAGACTTTGTAAAGAGGGCGCACTTGAAAGAATATCACAAGGAACATTCAAGAAGATTGATCAGGATTGTCAGGACATCGACATCTGGGATGCAGACACAACGACCCTCGATATAAAATATCCATTCGAGATTGAAACCTACGTTGACACCTACCCGAAAAATATCATCGTCGTAGCCGGTGAACCCAACGCCGGAAAGACAGCCTTCCTTTTGAACTTTGCCAAGAAGAACATGGAAAAGCATGAGGTGATCTATTTCTCGTCAGAAATGGGAGGGATAGAATTAAAGTCACGCCTGCTTAAATTCAACTTGCCAATGGATGTATGGAAGCAAGTCACCTGGAAGGAAAGAGCGTCAGACTTCGCGGCCATGATCCGCCCCAATGCCATAAACATCATTGATTTCCTTGAAGTACACGAAGAATTTTACAAAGTCGGGTTATTCATAAAGCAGATATTCGATAAGCTGGAAAAAGGCATAGCCATAATAGCAATCCAGAAGCCAAAGGGTAGGGATGAAGGGTTAGGAGGGCAGCGCGGATTAGAAAAGCCACGCCTGTACCTGGCAATGGAGCCGGGCCTAATCAGGATCGTCAAGGGAAAGAACTGGAAGCACGAAATGATAAACCCTAACGGGAAAACGATGAGGTGGAAACTTGCAGCCGGATGTAAATTCAAAAACGAAGGCGATTGGGAAGGATAAGCGCCTCTATAAAGGCATATTCATGCTGGGAAGTAAAACCATAATAAGACGCACTAAAGCGCACTCAGCACAACAGGCAAAAGTCTTTATGATCCAACGCATTGCAAAGGAAAAGAAGGTGGCAAATGTTGGATGCTTAATCAAGGTATTCGATGGACATCTGGACAACTTTATAATCGAGGAGGAATCATAGCCCATGCCAACCCGTGAGGCCTGGATCAAGCGCAAAATCGAATCCCTGGAGGATCAGCGGGATAGCATCAACAATGTCATCGGCGATTTGCGCCGCGAACTGATGACCCTGAATGGGCAGCCGGTGAACGATCAGCAAAATTATGGAGGCAATATCGAGCCGAAGAGCCTCAACTGTGCGCCGATTTCCGACAGCGACCGGGAGAAGATCAAGCGGATTTACGTTGATCCCCTTGCCGGCGCCGGCAAACCGATATTTGACCCGTTTTTGGAGGGGGAGATTAAACCATGACAATAATTATATTTGTGATTGTAATTGGATTACTTAATCTTGCTCACGCAAACGACGCAAATGTGATGGCCGGAGCAATAATTGTAGCGGCTGCATTAATAGCTGTGGCAATGTCCGAAAAGTGAGGCGACATGGTGACAAAGCGCATCCGCGAACTGGTGAAACGAGCCGCGACGCTGACATATCGGAAATGTGTGAATGAGGAGGCGGATTATCGGTGGCATGAGGTACACAATGCCAAACAGATCGTCAAGAAAAGGCAGAGGAGAAAACGGATAAATGGCGAATAACCTATCAGGGAAAAAAGAGATCCGTGACTATACCCGCCGTTCCTGGCCCATAATCATGCGCTGGATCAAAAAATCAGGATTCCCCGCCCGGAAAATAGGAGGCATCTGGGAATCAGACATCAGGCTGATTGACGAATGGAAAATGGAGCAAATAAAAAACCCCGTGTCAAGAGTATAAGATGTATCCAAAAGGTATATAAGATATATCGTTTTCGTACCGTTCACAAATCCCGCCTAAAACCCGTGGTACAATACAGCCAACACACCTCAAGTGCTTTTTTAAGCGTACTGCGAAAGCAGATAGCGCCAACAACCGAGAGGACGATAGATGGCCCCAAAGAGTAAGCGATCCGCAAAGCCAGCCCTCAACCCCAAACAGCAACAGTTCGTGAAGATACGAGCGTTACAGTTGCTATGCGTCCATTACGGGCTGATCGCTCCCTGCCCAGCATTCAAGCATACACAAGCGGAAATACAGAAAAGGTTTAAAGAGTTTGGTCCGCTTCCTCTAATCAGCGCAATAGATACCCTGTTCGATCAAAACAAATCAGACGTGCAAAGAATAGCAGCCGGGACAATAATTGAAGTGTTTTGCCCTGGATGGCGTGGAATACTCCCTGCGACTATCGTGGGGCAAGTTGTTGAACGCAACGACATAGAAACAAGCCTATGGAAAAAGGCTGTATTGAAAAGGGATGGGCATAAATGCGTCAAGTGCGGAACTTCCGAAAGCCTCGAAGCGCACCATATAATTCGATGGGTTGATTATCCGCCGACGCGGATATGCACTGACAATGGCATGACACTCTGTAAAAACTGCCACGGTAAGGAACATGGAAAAAAAGTTGACGCCTAAAGAAAGGATGTTCGTGCTTGAATATCTACTTGACCTTGACCCATGCAGGGCGGCAAAGGCGGCAGGTTTCAGCGCCACCGTCGCAAGCTCCAAAGCCTACCAGTGGGTAAGTAATAGTAAGGTCAAGCCAAATGTGTACGAAGCTATTCAGGCGGCGATAGGTAAACGGGCAGCCAGAACAGAGAGATCAGCCGATGAAGTAGTGAAAGCTCTCTGGGAGATGGCCGAACTGGATATCGCCTATTTTATGGCCGTAGACGATGGCGGAGCAGTAACAGCAGTTCCCCTGGATCAAATCCCCCCCGAAAAGCGCAAATACATCAACAAGATCAAGGGCAAGCGGACCATCCGAGAATCGGCTGACGGCGGCCAGATGAGCATGCAGGACGAGACCGAGTACACCATCCCGGAGAAAAAAGGGACGTATGAGCTGTTGGCCAGGCATTACGGGATACTGGTTGACAAAAAGGAGATCAAACACAGTGGCGAGATAGGACTGACCGCCCTCACCGATCAGGAGCTAGATGAGCGTATTGCAAAACTCACAGAGCAGGCAGGCTAAAGAAGAGAAAGCCCTGCTATTGCAAGAGAAGCTACGCCGCAAGGCGCTGGCTTATTTCCTCGTTTTTCTGACGGCCCTGGTTTACATCGAGGACAAGGAAAATAAATGCACCCTCAAACCCACCTGGTGGCCGGAGCAACAGCGGGTTGTCCCTCAATTGGTCGAGGAGATGCTACTGATCCTCCTCAAAACCCGGCAGGTCGGACTCACCTGGTTAGCCGCCGCCCTCGTTTTGTGGCTAGGAATTAAACACCCCCTTCATCTATCCGTCATCATTTCCCACGGTGAGGACCATGCTATTGAGTTTCTCAACCGTGTCTATTTTATTCTGGACCGACTCCCGGACTGGTTCTGTCCCCGGCGAGAGGGAGAAGAGGTTAACGGGCTGAAGTTAAAGACCCGCAACCGGCAAATGCTGGTTTTCGAGCGTGACGGGATGGAGAGCATAATCAAATCCATGCCAACGACAGAGATGGGCGCGGAGTCGAAAACCCCCAATGTGCTGATTATTGACGAGGCCCACACGATCCGGGAGGTGGAGTCCATATTCAACAACTCATACCCCGGCATCGAGCAGGCAAAGGGACAGGTAATCATCATTGCAAACAGCGTCAAGTCGGGACCAGGCTGGGGCTGGGTGAGGGACACCTATCAAAAGTCGATGCAAGGCCTCAATCTGTTCCGGAGGATTTTCCTGTCCTGGACCGCTCACCCCAAAAGACCCACCAATTTTCGCGCCCTCATGGTGCAATCCGGGATGGATGAAGAGGATGTCAAACAGCATTACCCAGAGACCGAGCAGGAGGCCCTCGCATCGGCAGCAGGGAGTTATTTCGGAAATGTCCTAGAGCGGCACAACCAGACCCGGCCCGGCGTCAAAGGATTTCTGAGGCAGGATAAAATCACAAAAGAGGTTGAGTTCGTCCCCGACGACAAGCGGGGAATCGTTGAGGTGTGGCGCCACCCCTATTTCCTCGTCAGGGGATGGGATGACATCTATTTCGAGCGCCGATACGTAATCGGGGATGATGTATCTGAGGGCCTGGGAGAGTCGTCGAGCGTTGCCTACGTCCGGGACCGCCTGAGGGACGAAAACGTTTGCCGGGTGCGATCAAACCGCCTGGACGCCGTTGAGTGGGCGGAGCAAATGGACCTCCTGAGTCAGTATTACAGCAACCACAGGGCGGCAGCAAAACCAAAGATTGCCGAGGCGGTCAAGGCCCTCATCTGTACTGAGGTCACAGGAGCCGGGCAGACAACCGTCAAAGAACTGATCAAGCGCAAATGCAACCAGTACGTGCGGACGGTTCCCGACAAAGTGGGATCAGGGCTGACAAAGCAGTACGGCTGGACCGAGAGCAACCAGAGCAAGCATGAGTTGTGCGGAGACCTCAAACAATGGTTGAGGATCACAAAAGGGACGGTCTACGATGCGATTCTGTTAGATGAGTGCAGCACGTTCATCAGGTTTGAGAACGGCAAGCTAGACCACGAATCAGGCAAACGATGTGACTGTGTAATAACAGCCGGACTCACAGAGCAAGCAAGTATTTTCATGGGAGAAGGCCCGAAGAAGATCCCCGTACCCCTCACCGGCTGGCGAGCGCGGGAGCAGGACAAGAAGAAAACTCAAACGGCATGGGCGGCGTAAAATGACCAAAGCCGAGAAGAAGCGCCGGAAAAAACTGAGGGATGCCAAGGACAGGGAACAGGCCAAGAAATGGCCGTATTTAACTGATAAACATAAGATTGGGAGGTCTTAAGGATGGCAAAGAGAATTAGGCCGATACAGCCAAACGACACGAGAAAGATGATTATGCCAGAAGATCGGAAGCTCTTCGCGGCATGTGTCGAGTTGCGTCATAAGGTGGAGAACCCCAACAAGGACAGCCATATCATTCTGCACCAGGGCGTCTATAAGATCAAAGACCCGGAAGCAATCCTCGTGATTTCCGTTGACGGCGTTCAGGTGGGCTACAAAGTCAAGCCGTCTTCGCCTCTTGACCTGAACCCCTATTTTGACCGCTACGTCTACCTCAAGATTCCCGGCTATCATCTCAGCGAATTGACCGTTAAGCAACTCGTTTCGATCAAGACGGCGCTCTACAATGCTTTCTTAGAGCCTCAGCAAGGGCCGATTGACGTGCAGATCATCGCCGACGACGCTATGATGATGCGGCAGAGATTTCAGGTCGCCTTCTGGAAGAGCGGCAATCCCGGCATAGTCAAGACGCTGACGGGAGTGGACATCAAGGATGGGATGGTGATCAATGGCTGATAAGGTAATCGACCTGAAGCGAATTGAGAACAGCGACGCCCCGGCGGAAGTCCTTGAGGTATACAAGAGGGTAAAAAGGGATTTCGTTGACGATGCAGACCGGAAGACCTGGCAGGAGAACCGACGCAAGAATTGGGCGGCTGCATACCCTCTGGATCTGGAAAAGGACGGTATCTGGACGGCTGAAGAAAAAGAAAAGATGATCGCTAAGGGCATGATTCCGATTGCCAAGAACTATCTGGCCCGTGACATCCAGGGATCGTCTGCCCTCATTACCTCAAAGTCGCCAGGATTGCTCTTCATGCCGATTGGCGAAGGGGATCTTTACGTTGCGGAACTGTTCAAGCGCGGCTGGGACTACATCGTTTCCTCCAATGACCTCAGCGTGATCCTTTATGATTGGGTCAAGGAAAAGAATATCGGCAATCTGGGAGTTATCGAGGCCAAATATAATCCGTCATTGGGCATCTTCGGAAAGATCGTCATTCTGGACATGGACCCGACGACGTACTATTTCGACAAACGAAGCAAGACCCGCGATCATTCCGATGTCTGTTTTGGCAAGGCGCATCAAGTAACGAAGAATTACGCCCTGGAAACTTATGAAGATCTGACCGAAGAGGATTTAAAGTTTACCCCTATCTCCAAGGACAAAGACGATACCGGGAGTGTGCCCGATGGAAAGCCCGGACAGGACGCCTACGCCGTCGATACCAACGAGAGCAATGGGCAATCCGGCCCGGAGGATAACGACGACGACAAAGAGAATATCTGGGAAATTGAGGATTGGGAATATAAGCGGGAACGGGAAATCTGGTTGATGATCCCCGATGAATCGCAGGCATATGGGTTTGAGCGCAAGGTCTACAAGGACAATGCGGCGATCACCAAGGACGGCTGGGAGGTAAGTGCGGATAAGAAGCAGGCGACGAAAGCACAGCCGCCCCAGATGGCCGTAGTGGATGCGTCTGGTGTACCCGTTCCTATCCCGGTTCCCCCCATTCAAGCCCTCCTATGGCCCCGACTCGTCACGAAGAGGATTCAGCGAATCGTCATCGGCAAAAAGATGGTATCAAAGACGGTCAACCCCCTGGGTGTCGATGCGGAAGGTGCGCCCGTCCTGCCAATTATCACCCTTCAGGCCGACAAGACGCTGCAAGGCTATCCCACCGGCCCGACATCACGCGCCCTTGAGTCAAATCGCGCCCACAATAAGCGGGATATGCAGGCCATCTACATTGCTTCGAAGAATGTTGACCCTCCCTGGACAATGCCCGCCGGTTGCAAGTGGGTAAAAGATGAAATCCATGGCGATTATATCGAAGTTTCCAAGGATGCAGCGTTTCCGCCCACGCCCCACGGCCCACAGAACAATTCAAGCGAAGTAATGAACTTGGCCCAGAAGGATCAGCAGGACATTCACGACGAATATGGCATAAATGACATAATCCAAGGCAAGATTCCCGTGGGGCAGTCAAATATGGCTCACAGAACCGTTCTAGCCCTTCAAGAGATGGTCGGCGTGATCTCAAGTCCTAGCGTCCTGACCTTTGAAGGCGCACTTGTGAAGTTAGGCCGCGCAGTTGCCGCCCTCATGCTGATGGTATGGCCGCGCCCTATGTGGCAACGGTTGATTGAGGCCGAGGAAATGGGGACTTGGCAGCCCGACAAGGAAAAACAGGTTGATAAAGACGGAACCCCGATGAAGCCTGAGGCAGGAGCAATCAACCAGAAATGGAATGACGCTCTTGATAAGCTCACCGGCGAAAACGGGAAGGTCAAGACTGACCTGATTGACATCGATGTAAAGATATTCGCCGGGAGTACGCAGCCGACAAACCGCATGGCGAAACGAGGGGAAGCAATCGAACTCGTCAAGGCCGGTATCTACGATCAAGAAGCCTATCTTGACTACACCGATGATCCGAAGAAAGACGAAATAACGGAGCGTAGGAAGCAGTCCGAAAAAGGTCAGCAGACCCCGGAAAAGGTCAATGTGACGATCAATTTCAAGGATATGCCACCCGAAGCACAGGCACAACTAGCCCAACAGATCGGCATACAGATGAACCCAGGTAGCGCATTACCGGCGGATACGGGGGCAGCATGACGGAAGAGCATCGGCAAATCATCATTGTCATCCTGAAGGCCCTCAAGGGCATTGAAAGAAAATTGCAGGAGCTTATAAAGCAGTAATCACATAGCAGCTTAAACCTCAATCACGACACGAGGACAAAGGCGGACTTTCCGAAAGGGAGGCCCGCTTTTTTATTGCAACGACTTCCGGCGTTTACCGGATGCAAATAAGGTTCCGAGTAATCCTTAAAAC